GTCCATTCTGATCCTTGTTGCGTAACTTCTTTAACCATGCCACCACCAACAAGTAATGGATCCATTTCTTCCAATAGTTCCATCTTGCCCCATATTACACCTACACCACTTGGACCATAGCATTTGTGTGAACTGAATACATAAAAGTCACAGCCATAAAGTTGTACATCTATTGCTGTATGTACTGCCCCTTGACAACCATCGACTACTACTATAGCACCAACCTTACGTGCCATTAAGCTAATTTCTAATATTGGAAAAACTGTGCCTAATACATTTGACACATGTGGAAAAGCAACAATCTTTGTACGTTCATCTATTGCTTCACTGAATGCTTCAAAGTTAAAAGCACCATTGTCTTTTACAGGAACAAATTTAAGTGTTGCACCTTTTACTTCACAAAGTCTTTGCCAGCAAATTACATTGGCATTATGCTCTGCTACTGTAATTACAATATTGTCACCTTCATTAACTCTGTGAGCCATACCCCAACTAATTTGATTGAGGCCCATTGTAGCACCAGAATTGAATATAATTTCATTCGGTGATTTTGCATTTAAAAATTTTGCTACTGTGGCTCTTGTTTTTTCAATATTTTCTGTAGCCTTCATTGACATTTCATGTAGGCCACTGTGTACATTACTGTATGCAGTTGTATAGGATCTATGAAGTGCATCCAACACATCTTGTGGTTTTTGTGCGCTGGCAGCACTGTCAAGATAAACCAATGGCTTATTGTTGACTTTTGCTTTAAGTATAGGAAATTCTGATTTAATACGTTCTGGTTCTATCATAGTATAGTATTTATTTTAACCGAAGTCAAATAGACTTGCAAATGTATTTTTAGCCGCAGCCGCATCCAAATCCCATTCCATAACACCAAGTAAGTTTTCTAGTTTCTTACTAACTACAATATCTTCCATATGATCATCATCAAACGGCAGTTCTTTAAACCATTCTGGCAAACGTGTTTCATCTGTAGGATAACCCACACTTGTCATTCCAAGTGGATTATCTTTTAGTCTACACACAATAGTTTTCATACCATCTGTAATTTCTACTGCATAGTTGTCTGCATTTACTTCACGTAGTTTATTCCAGTTCAATGCGGCAGTAACGTGTCCTGGCATAGGTGGCTTTTTAATATCTTTTACACTTTTACCATTCTTGTGTGCGCTGGCACGTTCTTTATCATACTTTGCCATTTTACCTCGATATGATGTTAAGTTGTTAACACGTTTAGGTGAACCTTTTTGCCAACTTGGCTTTGCTCTATATTCTTTACGAAACTCAATAATCCTAGCAAGTATTTCCTGTTCATCAGATCCTGTAAGTGTTTTAAGAAGTAGCTCACTCAAAAAGTCTTGCATCCATGCTGGCGTATCACTACGTTTCAAGTCCAAGCCCATTGCTTTAATTTTGCCACGTTTACCATCTACATCTTCACGCTTACCTTCCATGTCATACACAAGTATTGCATAACGTTTTTTTGTAATAAAGATACCAGCTTCGCCAACTGTTTCTCTAGCCGCTGCAATAATTTGTCCTAGCTCTGTGGTACAATGAAATGCTGTGTTCATAAAACGTGGGAATGTTTTGTTTACTTCTTCGCATACTGCATCATAATAATTAATGATGTTATCTTTGCTCCAGTCTACTTCTCCTTTACGTATATCGTTTTTTAGTATAGGAAATGCACTAAAGTATGCAGAGTCTGTATCGCCATATACAATAGCTTCTCCCAAGTGATCATATGTTCCTGCAATAACTTTGTTAAGTTCACTTGCCATATGTTTTGCAATACATCTACCAGTAAGTGTAGTTGATTGTCCTAACCTACTATCAAAGAATCTACTACCAGGATTCAATAGCGCACCATACAAACTATTCAAGTTAATCTTTTTAACAAGTTGACGCTTATCCCAAAATGCAAACTTCTCAGGATCATCTCTATGGCTTTTTGCTGTTGCTTGTAGTTCTTTACGTTCTGCATACCAGCGTTCTAGCAAGCCAGGAATAATACCTTTTTTCTCATATGTAAAGATTGTACCGTTGGCACTGATAATCCACGGCTGTCCGCTGTTAAATATAATCTCATAAATCTCAGCGCCAGTTGCTTCATAACTATTGCCATCTTCAAAATCTAAATGCAATAATTCTTCGTTATCTTTTGCTATTACAAGTTCATATTCATATGTAGCAAATCTACCTTCCCATGCACCAGCAATTGTTTTACTTGCTTCTATCATTTCTTTTGTGTAAGTATGGCGCACTTGTCCAACAATAGTTTCTGTTGACATATTACAACTACGAAGAATACTAGGATACAGACTGTTCAAGTCAATACTGCCTAGCCATTTGTGCATACCTCGTTTAGGATCTGCAACATATGCACCCGCCGCTTGTGTTGTATCTTTGTCATAACGTTTGTCAGGAACAATAAGCCCATGCCTATGTGCTTCATTCATAATAGCTTGGTCAGTTTGTGCAACCGCACCCATTGTTGTTTGTAGAAGCACTGTGTTAGAATGTGCAAGAACGTTTGCAAGATCAATAAACTGTAGTTTTTTATCTAAGTTTACAAGCAAGTCAACGTCTTGTCTGTTGTATGCAATAAACTTTTCATAATCATTATTGTATAGTTGATCCAATGTACCTTCATAATCAACTTTGCGTTCGCCAAGTTCATATTCGCCAATAGCATCTAGTGCATAACTGTGCATTTCGTGATATGTATATTTGCGATACAGTTGCATATAATCCATATGCACTCTGCCAATAGTATCAAATGTTTGGTTAGTTGCACCAAAGCGTTCAAACTCTCGTTCTTTAGGAAACTTGTTCCACAAACAAAACTTACGAGTATGACTTTTACTTAGTGTACGTGCTACTCTGTTGACTATGTAAGGAATATCAAAACCTTCACTGTTCCAACCAGTTAAGATATCTGCATCTTCAATTAAGTCTAAAAACATGCTCAGTAACTCTGCTTCATCTTTGCAAAGTACAGTATCAGGAAACTTATCAATTATTGATTGTGCTTCTGCTTGTCCCATACCTTTTGGCTTTACAGATAAGCATACAGTTGTTTTCATCCAATTCAAATGTACTGCAATAGCAGTTACAGGATTAAAAGGATCTTCTGGTGGTGCAAATCCCATATCTTTATTGAAGTCAGTTTCAATATCAAAAAATGCAATATGCAAATCAGGCGTATCAGTTGGTTCATAGTTTTCAGCAAATGTTTTAAAAATTACATTTACATCACTTTCATAAAGTCCTTTATGACTATGTATTTTCTTTTCAGTATTAAACTTTTTGCTTGTGTTACACACAACACGTTCTAAGTTTTCACCAAAAATACTTTTAAATTTTCCACGTGGGTCTTTGTAGTAAAACGTATACTTAGCAGGATACTCTTTGTATTCTCGCTTACCGTTTACTCTTTCAACTACGTGAACTGTATCTGTGTCTCTGTTATGAAAAGCGTCTACATAACTCATTAATCAGTTCGCCCTATACTTTCTAAAATATTCTCTAGTGTATCAAAATCTTCACGATGTTTGTGAAATTCTGCTTTGTGTGCTACCTTAATTGCTTTATTAAGTATAGATGGCTTTAGGCCCATTTCTTCTGCAATATGCTTTACTGTGTCTTTGAGACCTTCATTAAGTGTTTCAATTTCAGTATGCACTTGTGCGCCTTCTGCAATTAGTCTTTTTAGTTTATCAATGTCTGCTTGTGAGAATGCAATACTCATAGGTTTACTCCTTAGTTGTTTACATTATATAAAAGAAATGCAACTATGTCAATATGTTTTATTGTATTGATGTTGTAAACTTTCCACTGTGGCGTGTTCTGTTGATGCATGTACCAATTCAAATAAGTTGTAACATAACGTTATTTTATCATGGTGTTCTGCATGTTGTGATTCTAATGTATCGTATAACTGTAACATAGTTGACAACTTTTTGCAAGTATCTTTTAACGATTCTACTTCACTATTATTTCTTTTGAGATAGTATGTTGTCCAGTCATTTATGCTGTTGTTTTCTGCTACATTTAATTTATCATAGACTTTTTGTGTATCAACTAACCAGTCATACATAGTAAAAGTATAATCAGCATTTTTTGCCCATTCTTTGTCTCTGCTTACTCGCTGTGTAAATAGATATTCCCAGGTATCAAATAAATCATTGAACTTGTTCATCTCATTACTGTATTCTCTTTTTATCCAGGAGTTTATAAACGTTCCACATTTTTTACCCATAAGTGTACTAATTAGTACGATTGGTAAATCGTGTTTTAGAATATAACTTTTTAATTGTCCAATGTTCCTTGCATGTACAAACAAGCAGATATTTTTTCCTAATTCAAGTTCTTTATATCCGTTTGCTAGTTTAACAAGTTGTTGTTCTGTAATAGCTTCTGTATTTCTAATTTGTTGATCATAACACAATGCTGATGTTATGTTGTCATTGAGATTCCACCAATCATTTATTGTGTATGCTGTACCAAACATGTCGCTGGCTTCCTCCTCCCACACATTGTTGTGAGGCACGTTATAGAAGTCAGGACTTTGGTTTATTATATATGCGAGTGAACTACCACTAATAGCAGCTCTAGTACATACAAGATATACCCTATTCATCTATTACTCATTGATTTTTTTCTCTAGCTCTTCAATACGCTTGTAGATAGTTGGAAATTGTTTTTTAAATCTTGATTCAGTTTTAAAGACTTCTAAGTTATATCTGTCTGCAGCCCAATTCATAAGTTGATCTACTTTTGCATAAAACCAAATTCCTAAATGTGTTTTAGCAAACCATTCACTGAATGCACTTCCTAATATTCCACCGGCTATCGCTGATATTGCCCAAAAATAAAATTTATACATACAACTATTTATGCATCAGTTTTTTTACTCTGTATTGGTCTTTACCTAATTGATCAATCTTATTTGGAAATATTAAACCTTCAATATATTTAAAATTACCTTCATCTGGGTGTTTATAAAATATATCAACTTTATCTAAATTAATAAAATTTGTATTGTCATACTGTTCACTTAGATACTTTCCTTTGTTATCTAAATTACCTGTAAGTTTACTTTTTTCAAATAAGAAAAACTGTCTTAAAATTTCTTTATCGTCATCTAAATTCATACCCCATTGACCTTGCGCACTTTTAGCCCATTGATATGTTTTATCACTTACTAATGCACCTGCAAATAAAATTAAGACTTTGTCTGTAGTCGTAGTTTTTATTGCTTGCTGAAAATCATTCATGTTAGAAAATAAAGTTATGTTACTAAATCCAGCATCAACTAAACTATGATAAGTTACATTACCTAAACATTCTTCTATGTGTTCTTCTATATCCCATCCTGTTTCCATATCTTTGCAGTCAATAATTACACTAAGGTCGTCATTGGATTTATTATTAACTACAAGTGGATCTACTAAATCATACCTTATTCTAACTCTCACGCTGTATCTATATGCACTGCCAGGATCAAAACTATGCATTGTATTCATGTGTGCTTTAAACATAAATCCGTAACCTTGTTTGATGTTACTTTTTTCGTCATTAAGTTTTATACACTGATTGTTATCATCAAGTACAATATAGTATTGTAACGTGATACAATGCTTGCTATTTTTTAAGTCTGTATGATTACCGTTGAAACTATTTGGTTCACATTTATCTACAACAACAGTAACATTATTATAAAATTTATGCAACCCATAATATTCTGCAATACTATCGTGAAACTGTTTGCTTGCAATTTCTGTAAAAAAGTTTTGTACTGCACTATTACTAGAAGGATATTTAGTAATTATATCTTGTACATTTTGTGTGTAAATTTTACTTGTTGAATCATATTCACAATCCCATTTGAGATTGATCAAATAGTCTGCAAGTGCTGATCTTAAATTTTCATCTAATTTGGGAGATAAAGTATACTCCCATGGTTGCTTAACTATATTGCCTTCAAATATTATATTTGGAGACATCCTATCCTACGTTAGCTTTGTTTAGTGTAAGTTGAGCCCACTGTTCTCTACCTGCGCCTGCTTGTGTAGGAATAATACTAATACTTGTTGATGCGGCATGTCCACCTCTTCTAAATGCAATTAAGTCGTTTTCATTCTTAATCATTGCAAATTTTTGGTGTGGAAAACTACATAGTAATAAAGCATCAAACGCATCTCTATTTTTATACCAAAGGAAGTTTGCTTTTAAATATTCATCTTCAATTTTACCTAAATCTTCTTGTGTAGCAATAGCATTAATTACTGGGTCTGCAAAATTTTCTAAATCCATCTTTAATAATTCAGTAGCAATTTTTTGTCTAGTATTTCTATTCTCTTGATCTGATACTGGTAAGTCTGCATTAAGAGCAGGAATAAATTTAGGAAGTCCCAACGATCCGCCTTTAGCATTGTTTTGCATCTCTTGCATAACAGCAGGAAGAACTTCAGCATACTTGTCAAGTACTGCACGTTTGGCTTTTTGAGATCCGCCACCGTATCCAATACGACCACCGCTTGAACTAACTGCCGCTTTAAGTTCAACTTTACCAATGCCTTCTATTTCTAAATCACCTTCGCCTGATGCTAGTTTAATTTTATCTGATAAACTTGCAAGTGCATATTCGCCTGGCCCTTTTTGTTTTTTACCTACACCGTAACTTTTAAGATCGGCAAATACTTTTATAGCACTAGGATGTGTAAATACTTGACTAAAACTTGATAATGGACTGTCTAATGCGCTGATATTAATTACACTACCTTTTTCTAGTTGTGCAATCATACCTTTCATTGTTTTGTAGTCACCATCTGCTTGTGCTACAATTTTTGTCATATCTTGCATGACTTTTACTTTTTCTTTATCACCTAATGGCTCACCTTCTAACGGAGCTGAAAATGCATTTGTAATACTTTGTCCAATTGTACCACTGTTTAGTAGCCTATAAATTTTATCGAGAAGTTCTGCGTCTTGCTCGTTTTCTGCTTGCAAGCCGGCAACTTTACTGATGATAGTTTCTTGCTCAGTGTTTAAATCATCATATTCAAATAAATTTTTTAGTCTCATTACAATCTCCTAAATTGTTTATCTACGCCATGCTTCAATAGCAGGTACTTTGATAAATCTTTCTTTTGTATTATTTTTGTCTGGATTAGGAATAGTTAGTATAACATTCTTTCCTTTGATAAATGCACGCCACTGATTTGTTGATCTTTCGCTTGATAATTTGTATTCAATGCGTCTTTCTTTTTGTGCTGGTGTTCTTTTTTGACAATGCTTACCTTGACTGGTTTGTGATGTTCTTGATCTTTTTTTACCCATTATCCTTGTCCTCTATACTTTTTAAAACTTTTACGCTTATGTTTGTTCATAGAACTCATCTTAGTTGCGTTTCTGCCTCTGCCAGTACTTGTACCTTTTTTGCTGATACCGTTATATGATCCTCTAGCCATAATTATATTTCCACTTCTTAACGTTGGTTGTTATTTAATTGTATTTATGATTTTTTCTTAAAGAGATTTTTTGATTTCTCTTCACATAATTTACAACGACAGCTGCTACATGCTTTAATTTGATATGGTTCTGCATCTACACCATAGTCTCTTACTTCTAAATATAAAGGATTACCGCAATGCGAACTGTGTCCACAATTTTGACACGATGTTCCTTCATACCTTGGTAATGTCATTTTCATTTGTTATTCCTAATTTTTAACGTTTTTTGCTTTTCCCTTGCGATTCTTATTAGGGTCTTGTCTTTGTTTACGTTTAACAGCTTTTGCAATACCTGCTTTACCGTCTTTCTTGCCGTCTTTGTTTTTATCAGCATTACGTAATTTAGCTGCGGCACTCTTACTTAAACACTTTGGTTTACCTTTGCTTTTACCATCACCGCACTTGCCTACTCGTTCGCCTTTTGAATTGTAACGGTCCCAACCGCCACCACCAGCGCCACCTTTTTTGCCTTTGCCAAACCAAGCACGTAAGTCTTCATTGATAACAAAAGCACTTGTAGGGATAACGCCTTTGTATGCTAATGTACTGTCGTCATCCATCACATTTGGATCATCTTCTAGATTGTTCTGGTCAAGTTGACTAGTATCAATACTTAACACAACAATGTCGTCAATGTATTCGTCTGGCACTTCTTCGTTTGCTTCGGCATGACTACGAGCAACTTCAGGATCTTTAGCAA